CTTGCAGGCAAGATTAAAAAAGAAAAACTAGTCAATCATTTATTAAGTGATGATATGAACATTATTTTTCAATCGTGCTTTCAAGAATATATGAGAAAGTGTGGAACAACATTAGTACAAACACATCAAACAGTTTTAGATAACGCTTGGATAAATGATATGTTTGCAGGAGAATATAATCCTGCTCACTTTCATGCAAGTAAAAATAGTTTAGTAGGGCTTTCATCTGTTTTATTTTTAAAAACACCTGATACATATGGTGAAGAAATAACGAATCCTAAAACTCCGTCAAATGGACATTTAGAATTTATAGGTGGCGCTCAACATTCGTTATCAATATCACAATTTAGAACAAGTCCTAAAGTAGGCGACTTCTTTGTATTTCCGTACACACTAGTGCATACTGTTTATCCATTTAGTGGTACAGACCAAATGAGAAGAACATTATCATATAATTGTGATATAACACCTAAAACATTAGTAAAAACAAAGTAAAGGGGATAATATGGATAAAGAAATAATAGAATTAACAACTGACTTATTTACAGCAAAATCTTTATTAGTATCTGCCGAAGATAAGATAACACGATTAAAAAAAGAAAATGCCAGATTAAAGAATCAACCAAAAATAAAAATAGATTATAAACAATATATGAAATTTCATGGATTAGTAGATAGTATGGTCGTTGACATGAGAACCCATTTAAATGGCATAACTGATGATGAACTAAGGAAGAAGTTGAATAACATATTACAAGATTATAGAACTAGAATATATCAACTTAATATAGAAAAATTTGATAAAAGTGCTTGACAAAGGTCAAGTTTTTTGTTATAATAGAGCATATGCAAAGTAATTTACATATAAATAATAATGTCGACTAATACAGACAAATACAAATACAATTATACATACAAGGAGATACAATGAATACAAGTATTGCGGCCCTAAAAAGGTCAAAGTCTAATCTAGACACACTCATAGGCGAACTAAGCAAAGTCGCTGAACCTCAAAAACAAACAAACTCATATCAAGATGATAGGTTCTGGAAACCAGAACTAGATAAATCTGGTAATGGTTATGCTGTATTGAGATTTTTACCAGCAGTTAAAGACGAAGATTTACCATGGGCAAGATTATGGTCTCATGCATTTCAAGGTCCTGGTGGCTGGTTTATTGAAAACAGTTTAACAACACTCAACAAAAAGGATCCAGTTAGTGAATCAAATAGTTTACTATGGAATTCTGGCGTTGAGGCAGACAAAGAGATTGCAAGAAAGAGAAAGCGTAAGTTATCTTATATTGCAAATGTTCTAGTTGTTAGTGATTCTAAACATCCTGAAAATGAAGGTCAAGTAAAATTATTTAAATTCGGTAAGAAAATCTTTGATAAGATTACCGAAGCGATGAAACCTGAATTTGAAGATGAGAAACCTATCAACCCATTTGATTTTTGGGAAGGTGCAAACTTTAAACTAAAAATTAGAAAAGTTGATGGTTACTGGAATTACGATAAATCAGAGTTTGATAGCCCATCTACTGTAAAAGAAAATGATGAAGCTATAGAAGAATTGTGGAATAAACAATATCCACTAAAACCATTTCTGGCGGCTGAAAACTTTAAGTCTTATGATGAACTAAAAGCAAAACTTGATAAAGTTTTAAGTGGCGTTAGAAATACTGGTACTGCTGAAGATGTTATGGACCCACCTACAACACCAACAGTTAGTTCACCAGTTGTAAATGAAACAGCAGATACTACTACTTCGGTTGCTAGTGTTGATGAAGATGATGATGGTGATGAAACACTTGATTACTTTTCAAAATTAGCAGAAGAAGATTAATCTCTCCACCTGTTTCTTTAAGTTGGGGTTGGGATATTAAATCCTGACCCCTTTTTAATATTTAATTATAGGAGAAAAAATAATGAAAATATTATGTATTTTATATGATGACCCTAAAGGCGGAATGCCTGAGAGTTATCCACTAAGTGATTTGCCAAAAATAGACAAATATCCTGACGGCATGACATTACCTAGTCCTCAAGGCAGAGATTTTACGCCTGGCGAACTATTAGGTTGTGTGTCTGGTGAGTTAGGACTAAGAAAGTTTTTAGAAGATGCCGGTCATACATTAGTCGTTACATCAGACAAAGATGGCGAAGGTTGTACGGCAGATAAAGAATTAGTTGATGCAGATATTGTTATATCACAACCATTTTGGCCTTACTATGTAACAAGAGAGAAAATGGAAACTGCACCAAACTTAAAAATGGCAATTACTGCCGGCATTGGTTCAGACCATGTTGACTTGCAAGCTGCTATGGACCACAACATTGATGTTGTTGAAGTAACATATTGTAATTCAAGGTCAGTTGCAGAACATATCGTAATGATGATTCTTTCTATGGTTCGTGATTACCATACTCAACATAAGATTGTTAATGAAGGTGGTTGGGATATCGCTGATGCAGTTAAAAGGTCTTATGATGTAGAAGGTATGCATGTAGGCACAATCGCAGCTGGTCGTATCGGTTATGATGTGTTAAGAAAGATGCATCCGTTTGATGTTCATCTTCACTATTTTGATAAACATAGATTAAGCATAGAAAAAGAACAAGAGTTAAATCTTACATATCACGATTCAGTAGAGTCGATGGTTGCAGTTTGTGATGTTATTAATATAAGTTGCCCATTACATCCTGAAACAGAACATTTGTTTAATGATGAGATGATTGCTAAATGTAAGAAAGGCGCTTATGTAATTAATACTGCACGAGGTAAGATTTGTGATAAAGATGCAATAGCTAGAGGAGTAGAATCTGGTCAATTGAGTGGTTATGCTGGTGATGTTTGGTTCCCTCAACCTGCACCTAATGACCATGTCTGGAGAAATATGCCACATCACGGAATGACACCTCATACATCTGGAACATCTCTATCTGCTCAAACAAGATATGCAGACGGTGTAAGAGAAATTCTTGAATGTATGTTTGAAAGTAGACCTATTAGGGATGAATATCTAATTGTAAAAGACGGAGACCTAGCAGGTGTAGGCGCTCATTCTTATACTAAAGGAACTTCAACAGGCGGGTCAGAAGAAGCTGCAGAGTTTGTAAAATCAATAAATTAGTCTCTTTGGAATAAATGGAATAATGCTTGACAAACTATACAAAATATTGTATAATATATGTATATTATGAAAAAAATTATATTATGGAGAAGTATATGAAAAATGCAATATTTGGAATAGGCCTATTGATATGTATATTATTATTATCAACTGGTTGTAGTACAATCGATGGAATTGGTAAAGATATTCAATCAGCATCAAAGATAATTTCAGACAAACTGAATGAACCTGATGTAGAAGTTGAACCAACTGAGGAAATAATCGATGAAGTTTAGTATAGGTAAAGTAGCATTAGTATTGGCAATTGGTATTGCTGGTGTTGTTTTGATTCCAACAGTTTCGGCTGAGTCATGGGATAATGTTGAAGCACCATACAAGACTAAATGGGTCTCAGCTGGATTTAATATGGATAAGTTTAATCGTTCAGTATTATTCTATGAAGAAGGCGTGAGGCAATATGGCTCATCTAGATTCATTGGTTGTAATTATCTAAAATTGGCACTACAAGAGGCTGATTTAGTGAATGATAGAGGTCAAACTCGCAAACAAATGTCCCCTCGTTATGAGCAATTATGTTATACAGGAGAATAAGAATAAGTACCTTCCTATTGAAGGTTAAATTAGTTTGTATGACATTCTATTATAGATACCTACATGGTTTATAATACGAAAAAATAGAGGGGTGTTTAGGCATCCAAAGGAGTTAAATAGAGGGGTGCTTAGGCATCCCTTTTTTTTAGCGTATAAATAGAGGTATGAAATTATTTTTTCAAATATTAGTTGAGTTTGGTTTACCAGTTGCAGCTGCATTAATAATGGGTTTATTTATTTACCTAATTATAAAATACATTTTAGAATCTGTTGTAGGGCAAGTAAGCACTACTCATAGTATTATTATGGCACTAGATAACAGAATTAAAACTATGAATAATGACATGATAAAATTAGATTTACTTATTTCACATTCACTAAATCTAAAACCAGATGAAGAAAGAATATCTAGAGCAGATGGTAAGAATGATGCGAGGCGGGACTAATGCAAAATGCTATAATAATTGATTTACTAAACCAATATGGATTTGCTACAATAGCTGCAATCGGTATGGGTTGGTTTATATATTTTATCTACAAGTATGTTACAACAGAAATCAAAGTAAAACTAGGTGAAATGAATATTGTTTTAATTGCTCTGATTGATAGAGTAAGAATGTTAGATAATGATATCATTAGACTAAAAAGTAAGGTTAATACAGTATTAGAGATACAAGAAAATGAACGAAGAAACACCAAGAATAGTAAACCAAAGGGAACAACTAAAAAGTTATAAATATAAGCATGAAAACACTATCAAACATAGTGTTAGTATCATTTCTTTATGTGTTATTGGTGGGTCCTAACACTCTTTCAGCCAGCGAACTAGTACATAAGTTTAGCAATCCATCCTTTAGCGGAAATGGATATTCTAGTCATGTCTTATCTATCGAGCAATTACAATACAACAGAGAAAAGGATGTAAAAGATGACGCAAAGTCAGCGGCAGCCGCTGCGACTAGAGCGAAAAATAATACTACTATTTCTAAATTTATAAAGAATGTAGAGAGTAGAATTTATGCTAACTTATCAAAACAGTTAGTTGACAATATGTTTGGTACTTCATGTACAGGTACTTGTCCAACAAGTGGTACTGCTGAAGTAGAGGGTTCTACAATCTATTGGGTAAAAGATGCATCAACAGAAATTATTACATTAACAATTACAGACACTACTGGTAATGTTACTACAATGTCAGTACCATTAGGCGACTTTCAGTTTTAGGATTTAAAATGGGAATATACGAAATTATAAAAGTTATGGGACTGTTATGCTTTTTAACAGGTTGTGCCGTAACTGGTCAAATCGCTCAAAAAGGCGATGAACCTTATATAGAAGGAACAACTACAAATGAGAAATTGAGAGAGATACCTGATTTAGATAATCAACCTCAAATAACAATTGCAGTTTATAATTTTACAGACCAAACAGGACAAAGAAAACCTAATCCTAACTTTTCACAGTTATCAACAGCTGTAACTCAAGGTCCTGATGTATGGGTTATTTCTGCTTTAAAAGCAGTGGGTAATGGTGAATGGTTTAAAGTTGTTGAAAGAAGAGGTTTAGGTAATCTAATTAAAGAAAGACAATTAATTAGGTCAACAAGAGACTTATACGATGGTGCTACAAAAGCAGATAATGTTTTAAAACCATTAGTCTTTGCAGGATTAATTATAGAAGGTGGTATTGTAGGATATGATAGCAATATTGCAAGTGGTGGTTTAGGTGCAAGATATTTTGGTATTGGTCTTAAAGAGCAATATCGCACAGACCAAGTAACAGTTTCTTTACGAGTTGTTGCCGTACAGACAGGTGAGATATTATTATCTGTTTCAGCTTCAAAAACAATTGCAAGTTACAGTTTCGGTGGCGATGTGTTTAGATTCTTAGATATGGGAACAAAGGCACTAGAGTTTGAATCAGGAAATACTACAAATGAACCAGTTAATTATGCTATAAGAACAACGATAGAACACGCTGTATTGCAAATGGTATATGCAGGTGTAAATAAAGGATTATGGAAGATGAAAGGCGTGAACAAGATACATTTAGAAAAGGAAAAAGAGTAAAATGAAAAGTGTAACTAAATTAGTTATGTTTTTGATGATGTTTACAATGCCAGTAATGGCGAATGATATCTATGTAACCCAATCAGGAGCAACATTAACTCTTGATGTGTTACAAGACGGACAAAATAATACAATAGGTAATAGTAGTACAGCGTCAACTGTAGCAGGTGCTACATCTAACTTTAACATTGACCAAATTGGTAATTCCAATGTTATAACTTTTGATATTAATGGTGCTAACTATACTGGTGTTTTAAGTACAACTGGTAATAGTAACAATATTGATTTCAATTGTGATAGTGGTGGTTCAAACAGTTCATGTGCTACTGTTAGTGCTTCAATCATTTGGGTAGGTTCTTCAAACGACCTAGATATTGATGTTGGTGAAACAGCAAACGCTCAAGGTGCTACGATTACTATTGCTGGTGCTTCAGGCTCAGATAGTAATACTATCGCTACTACAATAGACGGCACAAGTGTTGTATTAACTTTAAATGTTAATGGCGACACAAACAATTATTTAATTGACATTGACGGCAATGGTGATAGTATTGGTCATACACTAGTACATAGTCATACAGGTTCAATCGCTGATGTCGATATTACACAATCAGGTGTCTATGACAACATGATTACTTTAACAACAAGTGGTGATAACCACAATATTGATATAATACAGAGGGACTAATATGTTTTATTATATGCCACAAGATTTATTTTTATTTTTATTATATACAGGTATAATTATATATGCGACTTATAGATTTTATAATTGGGTGCATAGTCTTAACCCTTTCGATTTTACCCCTAAACAGTAGTCTTGCCGCTATTGGTGAGGTTACTCAATTAGAGGGTAATGGTGTCATTGATAGAAAAGATGGCGACAAGGGTATTGTAGTAGAGAAAAAATTAGATATATTTTCATACGATACTGTAAAAACAGGTAATGGCAAAGTTGGTATAGAGTTTATAGACGCTACTAGAGTTGATGTTACTCAACATAGTAAA